GCTGCTGAAGCAACCGCTGCAATTTTAAGAATAGCATAGGAGATAAATTATGACTACCCCACTTGCAGGATGGGGGCGGTCAACCTGGAACAATGCTGCTTGGAACCAAGGTGGTACTGTTGACGCCACAGGTGTTAGCCTCACATCCAGTGTCAATGATGTTGGTCTAGTATTAGACATAAACGTAACTCCTTCAGGAGTAAGCGTTACTACGTCTACAACTATACAAATTAGAGAAGGATGGAATCGAGGATTAAATGTCAGTGATGCCAATCTTTCTAGTTTTGGTTGGGGTAATGGTGCATGGGGCAACGGCAATAATACTGTTTCCGTAACTGGTATTGGTCTTACTTCTTCTTTAGGAGAAGAGACTGTTACTGGAACAGCAGCAATTACACTTCCAAGTGTTGCATTAACAAGCACTGTTGATGATGTAACAGTAACTACTTTTGCTTTTGCATTTCCTTCAGGTAATGCATTAACGACTTCTTTAGGTACTGAAACAGTTGCTACTGATCAAAATATATCTGTAACTGGTATAGCAATGACTTCATCATTAGGTGATGAATCAAGCTCGGTTACAAAAACAACTGGTTGGAACAGAGATCACGACATTAATACAGGTGCTTCTATTGGTTGGGGCGATCAACAATGGGGTGCTACAGGCTTATCTCAAGCTCTAACTGGACAAGCGTTAACAGCGTCTTTAGGCACTGAAACAATAACCACTGATCAAAATATATCTGTTACAGGCAATGCAACTACTTCGTCTATAGGAACATTCTCAATATCAGGTGATTCACAAGTTACTGTTGTTGCAGCTAGTGAACCTGAACTTGATATTTTTGTAGGAACTGCAGTATCAAGTATAGGAAAAACAGCATTTCCTAGTGGTAATCAATTAACAGGATCTTTAGGCACTGTTTTAACCTCTATTGAATTAACAGGTATTGGCATGACTTCATCACTAGGTGAAGAAACGCAAGAAACGAGCTATGAAGCACCTAGTGTTCAAGCTGTTGCTGATCGTGGTAATCTTACTATTACTATAAGTGTAGACTTTACTCCAACTGGAGTTTCTGCTACAAGTACAACTGGAACTTTACAAGGAACCTTCTGGAACCAAGTAGATGACTCAAACAGCTCGATAAGTTGGACGGAAGTTCATAAAGCTGCATAAAAGTTTTGACAAACTTTATTTTAACTAATAATAATTATATAGGAGATTAAATGAGTTCAACATATTCAACAAGTTTGAGAATAGAGCTTCAAGCTACTGGTGCAAATTCAGGAACTTGGGGAACTATTACGAACAACAACTTTTCGCAGTCTTTAGAATTTGCAATCGCTGGTGTAGTCAACGTTGCGTGTGGAGATGCGGCTGTGACCACACTAACAAATGCTGATGGTCCACAATCACAAGCAAACAACCAAGCAAGAAATGCTCATATAAGACTTACGGGTGCACATGGTGCAGTAAGAATAGCACAATTCCCAGCTACACAAAAAATTTACTTAATTACTAATGCAACTACTGATTCAGGATCTTCAGGACCTTACGCAATGACTGTAAGACTTGGAGCTTCAGGAAACACTTTATCTATTGCAAATGGTGCTACTAGACTCGTAGCTACAGACGGTACTAACTGGTACGATATTTTTGCTGCTGGTGGTCAATACGGAGGTTCTTTCTTAGCTGATGGAACTGTCGATGTTAATGGAAAAGAATTAATTTTAGATGCTGATGCAGACACAAGTTTAACAGCAGACACAGATGATCAAATAGACGTAAAAATAGCAAATATAGATGTCGCTGAATTAACCACTCAAAACTCTGGTGATTTAGTTATAACTACAGCAGTTCAAGATAAAGATTTTGTTATCAAAGGAGATGATGGCGGATCAGGAATTACAGCATTAACAATAGACATGTCTGATGCTGGAGCTGCAGCATTTCTTTCAACTGTAACTGCTACTCAAGGTATTTTCACAGCAGGAGCACAAGTTAAAAATGGTGCTACAAGCGCAGGTTTTATAGAGTTTTTTGAAGACTCTGATAATGGTACAAACAAGGCTACTTTAATAGGTCCTGCTGCAACAGCTGATGTAACAATCACAATGCCAGCACAAACAGGAACAATGGTTGTTTCAAACACAACAGCTGGTAATGATGTTCAATTAGATTCTTTAGGTATTGCGACAGCAGCTTCAGGAACAGCGGGAGAGATTAGAGCAACAAATGACATTACTGCTTTTTATTCTTCTGATGCTTCTCTTAAAGAAAACATAGTTAATATTCCTTCACCAATGGATTTAGTTTCAAAATTAAATGGTGTTCTATTTGATTGGAAAAAAGATTACATAGATCAAAGAGGCGGAGAAGATGGTTATTTTGTTCGTAAAAAAGATGTAGGAGTTCTTGCACAAGATGTAGAAAAAGTTTTACCAGAAATAGTAGGAACAAGAGATGATGGAATTAAAGCTGTTAAATATGATCGTTTAACTTCTTTACTTATTGAGTGTGTAAAAGACTTGCAAGGACAAATAGATAAACTAAAAAGGAGTTAATAATGCCTACTCCCAGTGCACCTAATGCAATATCACTATCAGACGTAAATGACGAACTAGGTAATTCATCAACTGCTCAACTTAATATGAGTGCTAGTGCAGTTAGAAATTTAGCAGGAATTGGTTCTGCTCCCGCAGCAATAACTATGGATGATCTTAGAGGCGTATCTGCCGAATATGATATAGATTATTTATCAGTTGCAGGTGGAGGATCTGGTGGAACAGCTGAAGGCTTTACAAACGGCACGACAGGTGCAGGTGGAGCAGGTGGTATGCTTACAGGCACATTTACAGGAATTACCAGTGGAGGAACCCTTACAGTCACCGTAGGTGGCGGAGGAGGGGCTGCTTCTGGAGGACAACAAGATGGAAGCAATGGATCAGCTTCTGGAATAGCTTCACCTTTAATAACAAACGTTACTTCCGTTGGAGGCGGAAAAGGCGGAGGTGGTGGAAGCAATGACCCTGGTGGTGTCGGTGGTTCTGGTGGATCAGCTTCAAGTTTTCCTGGAACAGGAAATGCTGGTGCTGCTGGTACATCTGGTCAAGGCAACGCTGGTGGACAATCAAATACAGATAACAACCGTGGTTCTGGCGGTGGCGGCGGAAAAGGCGCTGTTGGAGGAAACTCTTCAGGACATTCTGCACCAGGTGCGGGTGGCGCTGGAGGATCAAGCAGTATTCAAGGAGGCTCAGTAACTTTTGCAGGTGGCGGAGGTGGCGGAGGCTCTAGTAGTGACAGTGGCGGTGGCGGTGGTTCTGGCGGTGGCGGTGCTGGTGGAAAAACTAATACTGGACAATCAGGAACTGCAAACACAGGCGGTGGCGGTGGCGGTGCTGGAAATAATGCTGGTGACACATCAGGAGCTGGTGGCTCTGGCGTTGTAATTTTAAGCGTACCTACAGCAAATTATTCAGGAACAACAACAGGTTCTCCAACAGTAACAACAAGTGGAACTAATACCATTATTAAATTTACTGGTTCAGGAACCTTAACAACTTAGGATTATGTATGGCTCATTTTGCACAAATAGACGATAACAATATTGTAACAGGAGTTTTCGTTGTTAATAATGATGTTATTACTGATGAGAACGGAGATGAACAAGAATCTCTTGGCCAAACTTTTTTTCAAAACCATCATGGTGATACTAAAACATATAAAAAATGTTCGTATAACACAATACGAAATAAGTATTGGTCTGATATACCTAATGGAGTTGAAGGAGATCAAAGTAAAAAATTAAGAGCTAATTATCCTAGTATTGGATGGACATATGATCCATCAGCAGATGTTTTTTATGCACCTAAACCTTTTCCTTCTTGGGTTTTAGACACAACAACTTATACGTGGAAAGCTCCTACTGATCAACCAGCAGGTAATCCTAGTGATAATTTTGATTGGAAATGGGATGAATCATCAACAAGTTGGGTAAAAGATCCTCCTGAGTAAATCAAAACCAATTAAAATTAATTACTCCTCTCACTTGTGAATCTGTATGCGTAGATCCTGCGTGTAAAACTTTTGTTGGAAAAATAACTATTCTATTTTCTACACAATTAACTTTCTTATTATTTTCAAAAACAGATGGACCATTTGTTGTGTTTAAAAAATATATGGCCGTCTTCATTTGATTTAAACTTAAATCATCATTATAATCTTGATGTAAGCCATAAGGTTTTACTTCAGTTTCTTTTATAGTTAAATTTGCTTTTACTCTTTTTATAGCGTTTGGTTGTAAAATTTTAAAGAAAGGAAGCAAGTTATTATAGTAAGCACTATTTGGAATAAAATCATAATAAAACATATGAGTAAATTGTGTAACACCATCATCTATAACTTTGTTATAATTTAAAAACCAAGGGAATTCACTTTTATTTAATAATGTGTTTTGCAAATCTTTAAATATTTTTTTATCTAAAAAATTATCTATTACTCGTATTTCGTCATGTTTCATTACTTCAATATCAAACATTAAAATACCCACGATATATAAGTGTAACGAGTTCCTTTAGTAACAGGTTCTACTTTATGAGGAAACATAAAAGAAGAAGGAAAGATTAAGACCTGACCTGCTTTTATTTTATATTCTTTTTTATCAAACATAATAAATTCTCCACCTTCATAATTATTATTTAGAGAACCTAAAACACTTAAAAAAGGAACACCTTTTCTTTTACCATCAAAGATAGAATGAATATGGTCACAATGAAAAGCCATTTTTTTATTTTTTTTATATCTGTTAAATCTTATACCAGTATATGCGTGCCACTGACTAAACCACGGTGTATCTATTTCTTTTAAATATTTTTGCAAAGAAAACCATATGTTTTTCATAATTGTATTTTTTTCTTCTCCTAAAGATTGTCCGTAAGATAAAACAGACAACTCATCTTTGCCTGATCTAGTTTCTACTTCTTTTAATGATGGATGATAAAAAGTATGCTGTTGCCAATCCTTACTTTTATTAATATTTTTTATACAACTTTTACAAATACTTTCATCAATAACGTCATATGTTTTTACAAACTGATATAAAAATTTATTATTGTAATTAATCATAATATCAATTCTGTTAAACTTTTTGTATCACCTAGTGTTCCCTTTATGTACGTATTAAAAGCCAAACTTATTCTTTCATTATTACCTTTTTTTATTCTTACACGATGAGGAGTGGTAGAAGGAAAAAGCATTAACATTCCTGTTTTTATTTTATAGTTCCAATTAGCGGAATTAAAAAGACCGTAGGTATGAGGATTCATTAATATATTTTCTAATGGTTGTCTTCTTTCCAATACAATGCTATCAAATTCTTGATCAGCTTTTATATAAAGAACTCCTGACACAAAAGAATTTTGATGTGAATGTAAATGATGAAACTCATTATTTTTTGTATAGTTAAGCCATGATTGAGTAATATAAAGTTTTAAATCTTTTTTCTTCGGCATGTAAACTTTTTGAAAATATTCATTGATGT